TGCGTCAGTACCTACAGTAATAGCTCCGTTGCTTGTAACAACCCAGCCAGAGTCTGCGTTTACGGTACCTTCTTCAACGAACGTGAACGCCCCACCAGATACTTCGCCAGTTCCATCAAAGTCTGTTGCGCGAACAGCAGCACCAGATGCTTGAACAACGTAGATTCCGTTTTCAGAAGCTGTGCTTTGGTTCTTAACAAGAACACGGTCGCTGGTAGCAAGAGTTACTCCGTCAATTGCATCGCCGTTTTCTAAGCCAGAAGCAAGAAGCACTGCCGCAGTAGTTGCAGCACGGACTGACTGCTTAACATCAAGACCCGAGCGGGCTGCATCTACATAAGCTTTAGTGGCAGCATGGGCATCTTCAGTTGGGGTAGCAACCTTGATGTTGCCAGAGCCATCCCTGATGACGAGTTTGCCTGCGGTGGCATCAGATGTCGCATCATCAAGTTTTGTCTTGTCAGATGCCGACATAACTCCAGCAGTAGAGGATGTAGCAAGGTTTGGTGTTACGGTTACTTGGCCGCCAGACTCAGTTATTGTGAGCGCTACGGACGAAGAACCAGCAGTTGCAATGCCATCCAAGAACGTACGCCAGGCTCCACCGTCATATATCCGCAGGGTATGGGTTGTCGTATTGTAGTATACCCAGCCCTCAAATAGACCGCTAGAAGGGTCTGTTGACAACTTCTCAAAAGTAGATTTAATTAATTGATTTTGATTTAAGTCAATATTTGTGAGAAACTTGGTTGCCATTGGCCCTTGCCTTTATGTCAGATATGCGTACCCAGAAAACGCCGCAGTAAACAAAATCGTTATCTGCGTGTTGCTATCATATTTTACCTCACCAATGACAACCGTATCTGCAGTATCAACAACCATTACAGAAGGTTTTCCGCCAAGAGAGTGAGTTATTATCCATGTAGCGGAAGCGGTTCCTTGAGAATGAACGTGCCGTCTTGTGTTTCCGGCGGCCCCTCCAAGGCGGACAACTACCTGATTTGCTACGTCCTGATTAATTATTACCGTATTCGGAGTGTCTTCGGTAACGATTACATTGTTCGGTACGTTACTCATCTAGTTACCTGCGGAGACAGGGTGACGGAGCCTTTAAGTATTCTCTGAACATTGCCATTTGCGTCAGTTATCTCAAGGTCGTAAACCCCATCCGACGTAATATCGGCTGTGATTGATGCGCTCAAACTGATCCTAAGGGCATTTACTGTTCCGCCGGGCTGAATTTCTATCCTACCATTGGAGCTGTTTAGTGTTGCTTGTGTGGTTGAGGAGTCAATTGTTCTCCTAATTTGCATACTTGCACTATGCCCAGTGAGGTCAAATGGCAAAAAAGTTGTCACGTCGCTTGGGTCGGGATACTCAATCTCAATCAGTCTCGTGAACGTTGCGCCCTGCTCTATGAATAAATTGTAATTCCCAGCAATCATCTAAAGAATCTCCCAACGCATATTAACTGATTTTATATTATTTTAGATCAATAAATTGACAGTTTCGGAGATTGCTAAGGTTTAGGCGTTATGTTTTTAGATAATATCCAAAATACACTTTTCGTGTGTAGAATAGCACAGTGCCAACATGTTTCTTTAAACTACAAACTAGAAATTTATGAACAGTATTCAAAAAACAAAAAGTTCCCATCTGAAGAAAATATCTAACGCTCCAACGGTTGGATACCTGACCACTGACTGGGCATGGGGAACCGACCCCCTCCAGCCGAATGGGTGTGCTTGGTATCGGTGCGTCCTGCCTGGAATGGAGTTAGAAAAGCGTGGGTGGGTAGTTGGTGTTGGTGTTCCTGGATTTAATGAAAAAGATGGCTTTGGAATGGTTACTGGCGCTGGTAAAGCAATCCATGGGTGGGATATTATTGTTCTTAAGTTGATAATGCATAAAGATGCTCTTGAGGCGCTTGACAGAGCAGACGAACTTGGACAGAAAATAGTTGTAGATGTTGATGACTTTTTTGATGGATTGTCCCCAACGAATCGAGCATATGATGCTACTGACCCCAGTAAGAACCTAGAGAATAATAGGGAAATATATGCAGAAATAATAAGAAGATCATTTGCCATAATTTGCTCAACTCAATTTTTATTTGATTATTACTCAAAAATACACAAAAATGTTTTTTTAGTGAGAAACAGCATAGATTTACATAGGTACCAGTTCATTCTTAATATGAACAAAAAAAGACAAACAGCAAGACCGAACAGGACTACTATTGGCTGGGTTGGCGCAACCCCATGGAGATCTGGAGATTTAGAACTTCTTTCAGGTTTTATTGGAAACTACATATTAGCCAATAACCAAAAAATTAGATTTCATCATTCTGGACACCTGCCAGAATCACCTACTGCCGCTGAACAGTTAGGTATAGATACAAGATTTGTCACAACGGATTATCTAACCCCAATTGGTGACTACCCAAAAATATTCAACAATATAGATATAGGAATAGTTCCACTAACCGACATACCATTTAATCATGCTAAATCTTTCATAAAAGGCCTTGAGTATGCTGCTGCTGGAATCCCTTTTATTGCATCTCCAGTTCCTGAATATAAATTTCTTTTTGATTCCGGAATAGGAAGAGTTGCTTCAACCCCTGAAGAGTGGATTTATCATTTTAATGAATTAAGAGATGTTGGTATACGTAAAGAAGAATCAAAAATCAATATTGAAAAGCTAGAAGATTTTTCAATTCAAAAACGTGGTGATGACTGGGAAGCAACTATGCGTTTTATACTTGAGCAAAGTATGTAGCTTGTATGGATATTCAGTGGACATTCGGGATAATAACTGGCTACCAAGATAGAGAACGTTTAAAAAACATTATTGACAATATAATTTCTTTAAATATTCCTGAATTTGAAATATTAATAGTTGGCGGAAACAAGGGCGACTTCTTTGTTGATTACCCGCAAGTTAAATTCATTGACTTTGATGAGTCGCAAAAACCTTTATGGATTACTAAGAAGAAAAACATAATAGCTAATTTAGCGATGTATGAAAACATAGTCATCATGCATGATTATCATGTTTTTGAAAACGACTGGTATGTGAATTTTAAGTCTTTTGGAACTGATTGGGATATCTGTTCTTGCCCGCAGTATTTAATTACCGGCGCACGAAACCCAATGGACTGGTCGCTATGGGACAAGCCGGGACACGGGAGAGCATGGTCTCTCGAATACGACGACTGGGCACAAACTCAGTACATGTACATATCTGGTGGATTCTTCATTGTGAAGAAACACGTACTGCTAGAAGAACCGTTTGACGAGTCTCTTGGATGGAATGAAGGAGAAGACGTTGAGTGGTCTCTTCGTATTAGAGATAAATACGTAATGAAGTGCAATAAGAACAGCATTGTTCGTCACAATAAGTGGCATAGGCACGCAGGGCAGAATCCAGATGAAAAATAATTTTCTCGTTATTTTTGACCTAGACGGAGTCTTGATTGAGTCTCGAGATGTTCACTACGATTCTTTAAATATTGCTCTTAGCAGAATAGATCCAAAATACGTAATCTCCCAAGAAGAGCATCTTTCCAAGTATGACGGTCTTGGAACAACGACAAAACTAAGAATGCTCTCAGAAGAAAAAGGACTCCCTGTTTCTTTTCACCAACGAGTCTGGGAAGATAAACAAAAAGCCACTCTTAAAATACTTTCTGGTTTTCCTAAAAACTATGTCGCTATTGACATAATGCAAACCCTCAAAGAAAAAGGGTGGAAAATTGCTGTCGCCTCAAATGCTATAAGGGAAACCGTCATTACTGCACTGGATGCAATTGGTGTTCTTAAGTATGTCAGTTACATAATGAGCAACGAAGATGTTAGAAACCATAAGCCACATCCTGAAATGTATTGGCAATGTATGGTTTCTTCGGACGTTGCCCCTGCAAATACGATAATCATTGAAGATTCGCATATCGGCAGGGAAGGGGCGCTGAGCTCTGGGGCAAACTTGCACGCAATAAAAAATGCTGGAGATTTAAATAAAGAACGATTAATGCGTTTTGTTGAAGAAATAGAAACTAGGGGAAAAAAGCCCGTTGCATGGAGAAATGAAAAAATGAATGTTTTGATACCAATGGCTGGTGCTGGCTCAAGATTTGCACAGGCTGGATATACATTTCCAAAACCACTAATTGAGGTAAATGGAAAGCCAATGATTCAAGTAGTTGTTGAGAATCTTAATGTTGATGCACATTTTATTTTCTTGGTGCAAGAAGAACACTACGAGAAATACAACCTAAAACAAGTACTGGGCCTCATAAAGCCAGGGTGCGATATCGTTTTAGTAGACGGCATGACAGAAGGAGCTGCATGCACAACGTTGCTTGCTTCTGGATTGATAAACAATGATGAGCCCCTACTGATGGCAAACTCAGACCAGATAGTTGAGTGGGACAGTAACGAATGTCTTTATGCGTTTGGCGCAGAGGGTGTTGATGGTGGAATACTCACATTTAAAGCAACGCACCCAAAGTGGTCATACGCAAAACTTGGCGAAGATGGATTAGTTAGCGAGGTTGCAGAAAAGAATCCAATCTCAGACAACGCAACAGTTGGAATTTACTACTGGAAGCATGGTTCAGATTATGTTAAATACGCTAACCAGATGATAGAAAAAAATATTAGAACAAATAATGAGTTCTATGTTTGCCCAGTATTCAACGAAGCAATACAAGACGAAAAAAAAATTCGGATTAAAGAAGTTCCAAAAATGTGGGGAATTGGCACGCCAGAAGACCTTAACTATTACTTGGAGAACAATAAATGAGCAAAGATAAAAAAGACTACCTAGACATGCAGAACTCGTATTATGACGAGTACGCAAGTCAGTGGAGCTTACAATTCCGAGACCCAGTAGTTGGTTCATATGATGCGCATAATAATTGGAGCGACTACGACAACTATCTGTTTAAAGACTTCCAAACAAGTGGACTTGTGGCTCTTGAGTACGGATGTGGACCTGGCCGAAATTTAGTCAAGTTCTCGCCAAGGTTTGAGCGTATTGACGGCATTGACATATCAAGTATAAATATTGAAAAAGCAAAAATAAATCTTGAGCATAATGGAATTCATGACTCACTATTGTTTACTACGTCAGGAGATAATCTTTCTGAAGTTGAATCTGAGTCTTATGATGTTGTTTTTGCTGTCATATGTTTTCAGCACATATGTGTTCATGAAATTCGCCTATCAATACTTGCTGATATACATAGAGTTTTGAAAACGGGAGGTCGGCTTTGCTTCCAAATGGGCTATGGCGGCAAGGGGGAAATTCCAACTGCGTCATATTATGACAACAACTATGATGCTGGCAGCACGAACGGCCATGCCGATGTCAGCATAAAAGATGAGTCTGAATTAATTGATGACTTGATAAATGTACTCGGATATAAAAACTATAAATCAGACATCAGACAAACTGGACCTGGAGATAATCACAAAAACTGGATATGGGTACAGGTTGAAAAATGAGATTCATATCGCACAGAGGAAATCTAAATGGCAAAAATGTAGAGTTTGAAAATTCACCAGAATATGTAGTTGATGCTATTAGAAAAGGCTTTGATGTTGAGATAGACCTCAGAAAGCACTTAGGTAAAACGTATCTTGGCCACAACGAGCCTCAATACCAAGTTGACGATGAATGGCTACAAATGTACTCGAGCAGCTTATGGATTCATTGCAAAGACTTTGAATCACTTGACCACTCTATGAATATGGGTTATCACTGTTTCTTTCACAACATTGACGCTTACACAATAACTAGTCGTAGTTTTGTCTGGGCATACCCAGGTAGCCAAATTGCATCAAGGCTTTGCATATCTGTACTGCCTGAAAGGGAAGAAGGGTTAGTCGGCTTGAAAGTACACAACTATTACGGTGTATGTTCTGATTTTGTACAGGAACTGGAAGCTGCTTATGAGTGAATTATCGCTACATGAGATTGGTTTAAAATACTCTACGGACAAGTCCACCTATCACGAGTATATGGATTTTTATCAAAAATATTTAGATAGAAATAAAATACTAAAATTTTTAGAAATAGGCGTCCAAAGTGGTTTATCAATTAAAACATGGCGCGAGTGGTTGAGTAGCGAATGCGTTATTGAAGGTTGGGACATACATCAATGTGAACCAATTGAAAATTGCCAATTGAAAATTGTTGACCAGACTAATCGCCAAATGATAATTGACTCCATTGCCGGTGAATACGACGTGATTCTTGACGATGGAGCCCATACGCCAAAATCTATGGAAACATCTTTTTCCGTTCTCTTCCCATATTGCAAAATTTACATAATTGAAGACCTGCATGCTTGGTGGCTTGGATATAGGGAAGGTGAGGAAAAGTCAACTTTTGAACTACTTAAACAAATTGAAAACGACGGCTGGCTTTCTACCTATGCCACAAACGAAGAATCAGAATACATCTCAAGAAATGCTCAATTGTTAGAAGTGTTTCATCGTGGTGACTTAAACAACCCACTCTCTATGTCAGCAGTAATTCTAAATAAAAGGACATCATATGTTGAAACAAATTGATTATGAAAAACATTTTGTAATTGGAACCCCTTTGGTCGGTTGGAAATGTGACGCCGGAGAGCACATGACATGGTTAGAGGATAGATTAGCCATATCTCAAAAGTTCCCAAACGTAAAATGGTTTGCAGCATTTGAACTAGATGCTAGAGGGCTTGAGCCTTTTGGTGAAGTGATTAACGCACTGCGTGAAATCAATGGTGACTATTGGACATACTCAATAAATGATATGCAAGCAAAGGTTGAATCAGGAAATAGGTGGATCAGGATTGAAACGGGAAGAAACCTAATACGCGAATTCACCCAGAGGTACCGCGTTACATCTGGTCACCACTGGGGCGAAGATTGC